AAGGGTCAGAAAGGAGAACCAGGAACTAATGGAGATGACGGTGCTAAAGGACAGCAGGGTGCCTCAGTCAAAGGCCAAAAGGGTCAGGCTGGAACCAATGGAACTTCTGTCAAGGGTCAGAAAGGTCAGGCTGGAACTAACGGTTCTGATGGATCTTCNGTNAAAGGTCAGAANGGTCAGGCTGGAACTAANGGTTCTGATGGATCTTCAGTAAAAGGTCAGAAAGGTCAGGCTGGAACTAACGGTTCTGATGGAACTTCTGTTAAGGGGCAAAAAGGAGAAGCGGGATCTGACGGATCTAACGGATCCGACGGTGCTAAGGGACAGAAAGGAGCAGAGTCATCTGCGTCTGTTACAGGATCAGGAAGCGCAACAAGAGTTGCTTTTTGGTCAGGGTCAGCAGTGTTAAGCAGTAATGCGGATCTTTACTGGAACAATGTTAATGGAACTTCTGGAACTGGTTTAGGAATTGGAACTACATCTGTGGGAACTATAAATGGTACTGCCTTTGGAGGAATGAGACTTCATGTTGTAGGTAGTGGAAACATAGGAAGGCTATGTCTACAAGGAAACGTACAGGGAACTATGTTAATGAACGCTTCTGGAGGTACCGCAAACCAAAGGATCAAGTTTATACAGAGTAAACAAAGTGAATTTAGAATGGGTAAGGTTTCAGATTCTGGAACAGAAACTACTCAATTCAGTATCTCCCACCAAGGTGACTGTCAGATAAACGGTGATGGAAAAGCCTTAATTTTAAATGACTCTGGTGGAACTTCATGGGCAGTCACAGTAGACGGAGGTGAATTACAAGTAAATCAATTATAATGGCAATAACGATAAATTGGGATTGTAAAACAGTAGAGTGCTACTCTAGTATGGGTGGCCATACAGATGTCATATACCAGGTTCACTGGAGGGTAACTGGAACTTCAGATACTCTAGACCCTGATGGGGACGCTTATATGGATTCTTCTATAGGTATTGAAACATTAGACACTAGTGACCTGAGCAGTTTTACTGCGTTCTCTGATCTAACGCATTCCGATATTGTTTCATGGACTAAAGCATCTATGGGGTCTAGTCAAGTAACAGCGACAGAAACAGAGGTACAGTCAAAAATAGACGAGCAAATAAACCCATTATCAAAAACTCTTACGGTAAACAATTAAGTTAAACATTGTATATTTGAAGTAGTTCAATATAATGCAATGAAAATCAACGCTCTAATTACATGAATATAGTATTCCATGTAGGCTACTCAGCCTCCCCTTGGAATTGTTATACTCCAGGTCTTGGAGGAACTGAACAGTGCGTAAACAAGTTAGCAACCTCACTAGCCATTCAAGGTCATTCAATATATATAGTTGGAGAAGTTGAACCAACAACAATACTTGGTGAACATAATGACGATATACTAATACACTATCTACCTTTTGATAGTTTTGATAAACTACCAGGAGAAATAGATGTCTTAATTGGTGTCTCTTATCTTCATTTCTATAAACATTACAACTGTGCACAGGTTAAGAAGATTTTGTTTTGGCTACACAACGAAGAACCTTTCTATTGGTTCCAGGGCGAGAAAATGTCAGAAGAAGACATTCATGAAGCATATGACTTATGTGACAACATTATCTGTTTAACCAATTGGCACAAGCAACATTTTTTATCTTATAACTCCAGGTTCGAAGACAAAGTAAAAATAATAGGAAACGGTATTTTTTTGGCTGATGTAAAAAGAAGTTCGTACAAAGTTCCTGGAAGTTATTTGTATTCTTCTCACCCTGAGAGGGGTTTNAATAAATTGCTAAATGAGTGGCCTTCAATTAAAAAGAAAAGGTCATACGCGACNCTNNCTNTNGCCACNCCNGCCTACGGCTTACAATACTATAACGACAACTTTGCAGAGAGAGTAAAAAGTCTTGAGCATCTTAATGTTTCATTCTTGGGGTCCCTTTCCACAGAAGCCTTGTACAATAGAATGAAGACTACCGAAACTTGGTATTATCCTACAGACTACAATGAGACATACTGCATTACGGCTCTAGAGATGATGGCTCACGGAGTTATAGTAGACACCAGTGAGATTGCGGGACTAAAAGAAACCGTCAACGGTTTCAATAAATCTACAGATTGGAAAAGAATTGAAAAATATGTTCAGACTAGGGATTGGTCTAACGTAAGTAATGAATGGTTAAATTTAATAGACAACAAAATGAGCGCAGGACCTATACTTTCAAAAACTCAACCAACAGCGAAAACAAAAACTTTAACGGTTTCTGAAGATCGAGACGCGGATATGACATATGTAATATGTCTAGATCCTACAGATGAAAAGAAAGCCGACATTAAAAAGAGATTCAAAGAGTTTGGTTTTAAGTCTTCATTAACGATATGGAATGCTTGCAACGGTAAGACTGGGGAAAATATGCCCTCTGATTATGGCGTATTTAAGAATTGGGTAATGCCTAATTCATCTAGTCGTTTTTATAATAGAGAAATAACTGATGGGGAAATAGGTTGTGCTGCATCACATCACGCTGTATGGAAAGATGCTTCTAAGAATAATTATAAAAAGGTTTTAATACTAGAGGAAGACTTTTATATTAAAAGAAAATTCGAAGCCAACGAATTAAAAACTAATCAGCATTGGACTTTAATGTATTTCGCTTGCAATTTTGTTCAGCCCCCAAAAGGAGTAAACAAATATTTATGTAAGCCTAAGTATGCTTATAACGCTCACGCATATATGCTTACCGATGAGGGAGTACAAAGAATACTTGAACAAAACTTTCATAACTATCTTTTCCCTGTTGATGAGTTTCTTCCCGCTACGTTCTGTGATCACCCACGAGGTGATCTGGATTTTATAACTCAGGACAGTATTGCTATGGCTGTAAAGAATGATTTTATAGGACAGTCAAGCACTCGCGCAACATCTACTACAGAACCAACACCGATTAATTCCTTGTCAGATTATTCTTATAATGAATTTGTAAATAGGTTTGTTCATGAGGCGGCCAAAACAAAAGAATGGGATTTAGTTGTTGATGAAACAATGCCAGATGTTTTTTCTTACCCGCTGTTTACTGAAGAGTTTTGTACTCTAGTAATTGCCGAAGCGAACAAGTTAGACAAGTGGACAAAGAAGCGTCATGACTTTTATCCAACAACAGATATACTATTAGAGTCAATTGGGTTAGATAAAACTTACTCTAGGATTTTAAAAGAGTTTGTTTACCCCTGTGCTATTCATAGGTGGCAGTTGCATGGTAAGCCGTGGCCAGATCTATCGAGCGAAAACTTTATGATAAAGTATCAAGAAGATGTTCAGGGTCATTTATCCTTACATCACGACAGCGGTTCTATATCTTGTGTCTTGACTTTAAATAGAGACTTTGAGGGTGGAGGCACTTGGTTCTGGAGACAACAAAAAGTTCATAAAGGAAATGTCGGGGAGATCTCCATACACCCAGCCCAGATAACACACAGACATGGGGGTCGGCCAATCTCAAAAGGAGAAAGATATATAATTGTTTCATTCTGTTCTAAGCCATGAGTACCACTCCCAAATACTATATTGGTAAGCACAAACGCATAGAAGCGTTTGATGTTGTCCTGGACTTTCAATCAGATAACTATAATTTAGGGACTGCTATTACATACTTATTAAGGGCTGGTAAAAAACCAGATAACCCAATCACCCAAGATATTCAAAAAGCCATAGCCCATTTAAAAAAAGAACTAGACCACCAACAAAAAAACCAATAGTTAAATGTCGTATCTTTGGCAGATACTTTAAACCCAATAAAATGAAATACTTCATAGAGATAGGATCAAATAGTTTTGACACCTTAATACCTTTAGCAGAACACGGATGGACAGGCGTAATTGTTGAGCCTTTATCACAATACTTAGAAGAGTTACCAGTCCTCGAAAACGTAGCCTATGTCAATGCCGCTATATCTACTCACGACGGCTCAGGTGTTATGAAAGTATACAATGAAGACTTGTGTGAAAAAGATTCTGACTTTAGGGGAATGGCTACTTTGGAAACTGAAGGTCTTGTAGAACAGAACGCTGACATGGTTCATGACGAAGAGGTTGAGTGTATGACATATCAAACTTTACTAGATACGCATTGCTCTGATTTCCCTCAGATTGATTTCTTGAAAATAGATGCAGAAGGTCATGATTTAAAAATACTAGAAACGATAGACTTTCATGGTCCTCTTCGACCTAAAGTCATTAAGGTTGAGCACGCTCATTGTAATGATATTAAAATGTCTGCTTTGTTAGAAGAGGCGGGGTACTTTAATATGGTTGACAATACTGACATATACGCTATATCATACGAGTAAAAAGATACTATCTTTGTTGAATGCCTGACAAGCCAAAAAAAGATTATCGATTAACTAAAGTTGGGGTTTCTGCTTTTAATAAACCCAAAAGAACACCATCCCATCCCAAGAAATCACACGTTGTGGTCGCAAAAGAGGGGGACAAAATAAAGATAATTAGATTTGGAGAGCAAGGAGCAGACACGGTAACAGAGAAAAACCCTAGTCCTTCACGTGCTAAAAAGAAAGCATCCTTTAAAGCCAGGCATGCAAAGAACATTAAGAGAGGAAAAATGAGTGCTGCCTACTGGGCTAACTTAGTAAAGTGGTAGTTTTCAGGCACCATATCGAAGTGGACGAAAAAAGATTAATGGCCTATATAAGATCTCACATAGCGAACTTATTAAGTAGTGACGTAAATTTGAAACATCTAAAAACAAAAAGATAATGCATCAAGGTTATAATAGTAGAGACGACGAGTCTATGGGAGAAAGAGATTTTCTCCGAGGTGTTAAGAAAAAGTTTTTTCAAAGTCTGAAAGACAGAAGAAATGAGAGTCGTGGAGAAAACACAGAAATGGGAAAACGACCTAATGATTTTGTTAATGCAAAAGCAGGTGGTAAGTTGAGTGAGATGTACGGTTCAGGCGGGGCAATGAAGTATCGCAAAGGAGGAGCCAACTTAGCAATGAGTAACAGCGAAGCCGTGAGAAGCGGACGTGCTGGAAGAGGTGCAGGAGAACAAGCATATGGTATGGGCGGAAAGATGGACTACGAAAAGGGTGGTATGTTGAAGGCTCTACTAGATGATCCAAAGCAAAGAGAGATGGCACGAGCCATTCTAAGCGACACCAATACCAAGGCTGTAACAGATGGAAAGGCTGGCCGTTATGAAATGGGTGGTGAGGTAGTTGAAGGTGATGAAAAAAAGACTTACGTAAAACAAACTAGTCCAAGGTCTACGGAAGACTTCCCTTCTGAAATGTACAATGCGTCTATGCCTCTACTAAGAGACATGCTTAGAGGTTCAAGACTTGCCCCTAAGGATGAGCAGATGATTGCAGAGTTCGTTATAGGAACAGAGGGCATTGGTTCTGTTGATCCTCGATACAGAGATATGGCACAAAGGGCTAAATCAGGAGGAATGGCATATTTGAAATCAGACGAAGGTGGAAATTTTCTTCAAGAGAAGTACTTTGACCAATCAACAGGAGAAGAAGTAAGTGATGAGTTTATTATGGGTCTTCAACAAAGAGGCGAAGGTTTTTACCCACTCAGCAATATGAGCGGTGAGGGTAAATATGTTTACGAGGTAAGATCTAAAAGAGATTAATAACCTACACGTTTATTTAATAACAAAAAAAGGGGGCTTATTGCCCCCTCTTTTATTATCTGCGTTTAGGAATTTATTTATTCAACCTCAACACTCCGTTTACAACTTTGTGTGTGGGCTTGTGTGTTCGAACACCTGTTGATCCTGAAGCAAAATAACCAGCAGCCTTACTTCCCTCTTTATTCTCCCAGTAGTTAACATAGTGATCGTCTTCAAAGTAGAAGGTGTATCCGTTTGTTACTGTAGGAAATACGTCAGCATTTTTGATGTAAGACTCTGCTTGATTCATTAATGCCCCAAGTAATTCTTGGGCTTTATACTTCGACTTAATATCAAAGTGTCTGTCACGAGGTACACGATTCCCTAAAGGATATAGTGTGTGTTGTATACCACATTCGATTAAGGGCCACATAGACTCTCTTACTTGTGGTTGATCTTGTGCTTGTGCTCCCAACGAGAGAGCAACGGCTAACGATAAAAATAGATGTTTCATTTTATTAAAGATTTGGTTTCACTCCTCCAAACCTAAGAATAATATTTTAGATTTGCAAGAACAACTATAAAATTTAATTGAGATGAGTACAGAAAGCAACATGGAACAAGCAGTTAAAGATGCTGGTTTCGAAATAATGAGTGGTCCACCTGAAGGGATGGGCACAGCACCGGAGGCTCCTGCTCCACAAGCAGTAGAAGTTTCTCCAGATAATACACCAGCCGAACCCGCTCCACAAACAGCGGCACCGGTTGAGCAAGCAACGCAGGAACCCGCGCCTGTACAAGAGCAAGTGGCACAAGAGTCGCAACCTCAAGTAGAAAGCGGAAGTTCTATGACAAACGAACAATCTGTTTCGAAGTTAGATTTTTTAGACAGCCTTGGTTCTCCCGAAATGGGATCACCCGCTGTACAAGAGTCTAGTCAAGTAGCAGAGGAAGCGTCAAATCTAGATCCTCGAATCCAAGTAATTGCTGATTTTGTAGAGAAGACAGGAAGAAACCCAGAAGATTGGTTTCGCTATCAGTCCTTAGAGCCATCCGAAATGGATGACCGTACTGTAATGCGAGTCCACCTTGCAAGTGAATATCCTTCTTTAGGTAACGATGAAGTTGATACATTAATCAACTCCAAGTACAAAGTAGATGAAGCATTATATAGTGAAGAGGAGACGAAGGTTTCAAAATTGCAACTGAAGATTGACGCACAGAAAGCCAGACAGTCTATTGACACACTCCGTAGTGAGTATGTTAGCCCGGCTGTTGAAGCGAATAATGATGGAAGTGAAGATGGTGGTAATCCATTTGATACGCCATGGATACAAGATAGCGGACGCTCGCTTGCAGGATTAGATAAAATATCTTTTGACCTGCCTAGTGGAAAAGAGTTTCACTATGGTGTATCTGAGACATATCGAAATGATTTAAACAAGTCTAACACTAACATGAATGAGTACTTTGAAAAGTACGTAGATGACAAAGGGTCTTGGGATCACGACCTCTGGAATATGCACAGGACTGTCACAGACAACCTGCCTAGTATTATAGAGAATGTGTATCGACAAGGTATGAGCGATGGTCAAAGGGGGATAGTCGAAAAGGCTGCCAACATTGACTCTAGCGGACCAGCGGCACCGGTACAACCTCAGAACAACTCAGTTGCTAACCAGGTGCTTGATGCACTAGGAAGGCGACAACCATTTTTAAAGAATATATAAATTTCAAAATAAACTATAATGGCAAATACATTTCCTCCAGTTTTTAATGACAACAAGCCTGCTGTCTTTAGACAATTGGATCCAGCGAAATACTCTTCTTTAGGAGATTTCATTGACGAAATCAACGCTCCCGATAACAGGGACCAGTTGGTTAAAACTTATGGCTACCAACAAATTTCTGGTGGCTTAACAGGATTTCTATCCTTAACAGGTGCTATCAGAGCATCTGGAACAGCGGACGAAGTTCAGTACTGGGAAGAGACTAGATTGCATTCAACTGCAAAAGTTACTCCAACAGCCACTGCTGCTGTCGCTGCAACATCTGTTACTGCTACTAAAGCAACAGGTGACGCTTCAGTTCTTCGTTTAAATGACGTAGTACTTATAGCCGGTCAAGATCGCTTTATCGTTGCTGCTATTTCCCCAACAGGAGAGATTGCTTCAACAGCGACTGCATCTTATACATTTGAATCATTGGCAACTACAGGACTTACTGCTTCAGGAAGTGTTGCTGCTGTTGAGATTCCCGTTATTGGTAACTTGTTCGGACAAGGAACTGATCAAAACAAAGGTTACTTAGAGAGTAACGTAATCAAGCGTACTAACCCTTATAACATTATAAAGGAAGTATTCAAGGTTACAGGATCTCAAGCAACTAACATTGGTTGGATCAACGTAGGTAACGGAGACTACAGATGGTATGTTAAAGGAGAGATGGACACTCGTGCTCGTTTCTTAGACAAGCGTGAAATGATGATGCTTCTCGGTGAGAAGATTGGAAACGCTGCTAACTTAGATGCTGCTGTTGCTAACATTACTGGTGGTGAGGGTTACTTCTCTGCTATCGAAAACAGAGGTATTGTTCATGACGGACAGATCGACGGATTCGACGAGTTAGATGTTCTTATCGCAGAACTTGACAAGCAAGGCGCTGCTCCTGAGTACGCTATGTATGTTAACACTACACAAGGTCTAGCAATTGATGACATGGTAGCAACTATGAATGGTGCTGCTGGATTCGGAGACGGAACTAATGGCATTAGTGCTTTTGGTGGTCGTGGTGCTGAGTTAGGATTCCAATCGTTTATTCGTGGAGGGTATACTTTCCACAAGCATTCTTGGAAACTTCTTAACGATCCTACTTTGTTAGGTGCTTCAGATGCTAAGTACAGAGGTGCTATGATTCCTTTGACTACAGTTGTAGATCCAAAGACTGGCGATCGTGCTGCTGCTTTGGAACTTAACTACAAGGATACAAACGGATATAGCCGTGAGATGGAGCACTGGATGACTGGTTCTATTTTAGGTGTCAATAATACCAATACTGACGACCTTCAATTTAACTATCGTTCTGAGTGTACTCTAGTTACTCGTGCTGCTAACCAGCATATCTTAATTAAGTAATCACTTATTGATTCTTAGGGAACGGAGGGGGTTCTGCCCCCTCCTCACTCCCAAATAAACTTATTAATTATATTCAATTATGTCACAAGCAAAAACAAAAAGCGCACCTGCTGCGCCAAAAACAACAAAGGCCCCAGCGCCTCAGACCTCTAAAGGTCGATACTCCCCAATTAAAAAAGAAAGAACAAGAGATGAAACAGTGATCTTTGAGATCATTAAAGGTGGAGGTATCATCTGTAAAATAAAATCTGAAATCCCTGTATACGATAAGGTCACAAAAAAAGTAAGACAAATTCGTTATTGTCCAGGAGAGACTAGTATTTTTAAGGATGAGCAAAGCACATCATCTGTTCGCTCTCATGTAGTATTTAGGGATGGTTTATTAAGCGTCCCTGAAGAAAAGGCAAACCTCAGAGAGTTCCTATATGCACACTCTTCTAACATAGATAACGGAGGAGGATTGTTTCGCATTGTAGATAATTCTAGAAACACAGAGGCAGAAGTCAATAATGAGTTCTTAGTTCATGACGCTGTAGCGTTAGTTCGTACAAAAGAACTTGATGAGATTCTAGCGGTTGCTGTTGCCTTAAATATTAACATAGAGCAAAAGACGCTAGAGATAAGAAGAGAACTTCTTAGGGAGGCGAAGAATAATCCTGACGCTTTTATCAGAATGTTTGATGACCCTAGGGTTAAGGTTCGATCTGCGATTATTCAATCGAAAGATTTCCAAATAATAAAAATGAAAAACGACGGAGCGTATTGGTTCGACAGCGGTAACTTGATTCTTTCAGTTCCCCCTGGTCAAGATCCAATTGACGTTTTAGTAATGTTTTGTCTAACAGAAAAGGGTGCGACTTTATATGAAGAGGTACTTGCCAGACTAGAAAAAATGGCCTAAGTTTGTAGGACTACATGTAAATTTAGTGGACGTATAAGGATTTGGTTTTCCACGTTCCTACCAGAGGGGGTCTCGCAAGAACCCCCTTTGTTATTTTCGTATATTTGCTAAAACGCCTAACAGATTATGGCAAGTGTACAGAGAGTTTTCGACGCAGTAAAAAATATAGCAAACAAAGATCAGCGAGGTTTCGTCACCCCTGCAATATTCAACCAGTTCGCTGGTGTCGCACAGATGAACGTGTTCAATCGTTTGTTTGGAGAGATTAGTATGGGGAATAGGTTACGCAGATCTAACATAGATGGGCCTAGAATATTTTCTAGATCAAAGACAGTCCTAGAGGACCTATCTGTTTTTTCTAAAAAAGCCACACTCAGTCTGACCGCAGGCGTTGTGACTAAACCCTTAGATCTTGCTAGGGTTATTTCCATAAACACAGTAGGTAAAAAAATACTAGGGGTAGAAGAGCAGGAACAAGTTCAATTGGTTTACAATGAAGATCACATTGATAGACTCCTCAACAGCGATCTTTCCGCTCCTTCAGATTCTGCCCCTGTAGCATTAATCGCTACAAGCATAGAGGTTTTTCCTAATGTAAACACCAACATCAATAAGATAATTTTACGGTACTATAAGTTACCTGAAGGACTAGTTCCAACAACTCAAGCACAAACACCTTCGTCACCAAAGTTTGGTTATACAACGGTTGTAGCAGGGGTAGAGTTATATGACGCTTCAACAAGTGTAGACTTTGAATTACCAGAGCAATATTTTGCTGATCTGGTAGAAGAGGTTCTAGTATTAGTAGGAGTTAACCTTAGAGATAAAGATGTTTACTCGTATGCAAGCAATGAAGTAACTAAAGAAAATAATTCTTAATGAGTCAGAATTACATAGCCCTCGACTACGTTGTCAATGATTACATAATGAGCATTGATGATGATGACTATGGCGCAACACCTTCCGATTACATGGTACGCCAGTACGCGTTACGTGGTATTCGAGAGTTTGGGTTTGACATAAGTCATAATATCAAGACAGAAATATTAGATGTAAACGAAAACCTGGGAACGGTAGAACTTCCCTGTGATTATGTTGACATGGTAAAACTGGGACAGTTAGGAGCAGATGGCTTGGTCTATGTGTTTGCCAATAATCCAAACATGAACCTATTAAATAACCAGCCGGCAGAAACAATGCCGAATTATCTTTTAGGATTTGACTCTTATGTTTTCCAGAACTTCATGTATGAGTCTACTCAGGGTAGATTATATGGAATGGGTGGAGGACAAGGCGCTGGAGAGTACAGAATAAATCTCAATGAAAACCGTATAGAGATATCTGCTATTTCATCTACAACCAAGGTGGTCTTAGAGTATATATCAGACGAGGCTAAATCACAAAACCCCTGTGTACCAGTAATGGCAGAGCAGGCGCTGAGGGCCTATATATATTTAAAGATTATAGAGAGAAAATCCAGCGTACCATTAGGAGAGAAACAACGCGCACGTGCAGAGTATTATAATGAAAGAAGATTAGCGAATTCACGCATGAAGTCATTTAATAAATTTGATGCACTTAGTGTGAGCAGGCAAAACTTTGTTCTTAGTCCTAAATCTTAACCATGCCAAGAATAAATAAGTTATTACCTAGGTATCTAAACACAGACGACGACGAGCGCCTAATTAAAAGGTCAGAGATGACGGATGCTCAAAACATTCGAGTTGCTGTTGATGTGGAAAAAGATTCTTTAGTACTTAA